TTGCCTTGGATATCCGTTTCGGCATATTGCTGCACCATGCTTGACACTTCGGCCGGACTAAACCGATCTATCGGCACGCCATAATGGCTTTGTGCAAGCAATGCCATACCGTCGCGTTTTCGGAGCAATGCAGCAAAATCGTCTGGTGTCTGTATGTTGGGCACTGTTAGATCGGTTTTACTTATCACACCATCCTTTGCGGCTCGCAGCAGTCCGTTCCCGCCAGCGATATCTGTTTGGGTTTCATTATGTGCAGCTTCCAGGCGCTTTAATAATTCGGCCTCGTCGCCGGACATTTCCTGGCGCTGTTGTTGTTCCGCAAGGTATTGCGATTGCGCGGGCAGCGTCATAGCCCGGAATTCGACGCCGGCCTCAAAATACTTTTTTTCTTCTTCGAGCTGGTTTGATAACTTGAAATCACCACTGACAAGCTCCTGCAGCTCTGCCAGGCCATCCGGCACTTTCCCCTCTTTCAGCGCCGTTACTGCGTCATTAACTTGCTCTGTCAATATTACCTTTTGTGCAGCGGCTTCTGCCCTTGCCTTTGCTCGCTCGCCAGCTGCCAAGCTGCTCTGTTGGCTACGCTTAGTCCACATCGCATTAGATATGTTTTTATGCAACTCGGGTGACATTTGCCAGTGCTCAAAACTCGGGTCCTCGATTAGTTGCGTACCCCCTTCTTCTTTTATTAAGTTACTTTCAGTATCAGGCAAATTGTTAGCAAAATCGGCATAATACAAATCGGCACTGGTTTGTCCGGTCGGGTTGCCGTTCTTATCAAGTATCGGCCTCGCGTTGGCTAATTCTTCCTCATACTTTTCAACCCAATATTGCTTAATCACCCAATCACGCAGCTTTTCCCTAAGTTGTACGGCGTCGTTTTCGTCAATGAACATTGACGCAACGCCCTCAGCAATTTTTTCCTCACCCTCGAAAACTAGATTAAATGCCTGCGCATAATCTTTCCGATCTATTGCGAGCTGAATCTGCCCCCGATTGTCTGTTAATGTTTCATTAAATTGCAGAACATCTACCGTGCGGGCGTCTGCAAATTCCTGTTTCAATAATCGGGTGCGCGAATTGACAATGCTCTGGTCAATCTTGTTTGTGGCATAGGCCCGGGTTTGTGGGTCCTCGATGGCCTTTAATGTTGCGTCCCGGTATGAATTGGAGGTTTGGTCAAATGTTGATACACGACCTTTTGATTCAATTTCGAGCTCGGATATCCTTTTATGCGCATCAATTGCAATGCGTGATTCGTATGTCGCCCTGGCGCCCTTGTTAAACGCCATATCATAAACAGTCGTGCCTTCTCGCAGCTCCATGCTGCCGGTCTGATGCCCATATTCCAGGCCGGTTTCGTATCCGGTTTTTTGTGCGTGAGCCTCAGCCTTTTTATAGAATCGGTCACCCCAATCACCTAGCACCTGCGACAGCTGACTCGCTATCTTGGATTGCCCTTCAAAGCGTGCCTGCGCTGGGGTAATGCGCGGCTCATAAATACGCGGCGGGCCTGGTGGCGCCGCTGACGGCCGTGGCGGCATTGGAATATTCGGCGCAGCCGGCGCACGAATCCCCTGTCCATAACTGAACGGATCACGGCCCTGCGGTGTGCCGGCTCGTTGGTCTGATTGGTATCTGCGTGTGGTCGCCATCTTATCCACCTAACTGGCTGTATCGGTATCCAGCATCTAACAACGTATTGGCTGCGCTGATATACGAGCTGGTCTGTGCGGTCTTGCCTTGAATGCGGATTGCTTCGGCTTCGAGCTGCGATGACTCAAGGCGCGACTCGGCACTCATCATGGTGCCCTCGGCGGCCATGCGAATCGACTCGGCCTGCAGCTGCGCCTGGGTGCCCACCAGGGTGGCCTGTTCCATGCCAGCCTCTAGTTCTGTGGCAGCACCGAATCGCAACAGCGATACCCGGTTAGCCATGAGCTTGGCCCGCTCGGACCCAAAGAAACGGTTATCAACAATGCGCCGGGCGGTGTCGCCTTTATCTATCGCCTGGTCACGATCAAACTGTGTGATATCCGCCCCCATCATTGCTAATGGGCTGCCATCGTATGCCTGGATGCCTTGCGCAGTACGCAAAGCCACCTGGCTGGATAGCGCCTGTGTCAGCTGCCGGCGCCGTCCTATCTCCCGGTCGGTCGCTAGTTTTTCTTCTTCTTTTACCTGCCGCTCGATCCCGAGCAGCATTAGTGGTATCTCCTGTTCCTCTAGGTCAGCAGCCTGGTCGGCATACAGGTAACGCAGACCGGCTTGACGTCTTACCGCATCCGCTGCCTGCTGGGCATAGGCATCGTGCAATCCGGCATATTCGTTCTGACGCTCGGCATACTGCGTAAGTAGACCAGACTGTTTTTCACCGCTGGCGAGTGTCATATCAGCCAATACACCGGCTGATTTTTTCGCTTTGCTGCCGGCAGATGCTTGTAAGAAAGACCCGATCACTTTGCTGCCGATAAACATCGCCGCTGCGCTAATCGCCATTACGCCTCCACCTCAACAACCAAACCCAGCAGAGTGAAGGGCTGCGGGTCTGTCTGAGTGATTGTGACCTGGGCTAAACGGTCCCAGCCATTTAGATACACCTCTTTAATGCCGGTAAAGGCCGACGGTGCGGTATCGAGCACGTCCTCACCCAGACTACGTTCGGGTATGAGTACGTTTGCACTGGTGGCCGTCGTGGTGACATATACGCCTAAAGATTGATACAGATCAGCCACGATACGAATAAGCCGCTTTTTTTCAGTCAAGATTGAGCCGTTGCCAAATTCTGAGGTAATCGGCATAGTCTTTACGGTTACATCAAAATCGAGGCCAACCTCTACCTCGGCACCATCGCGTGCTAGGGTGATCGCGCCGCCTGATGGTGCGGCATCATCCATAATCGCGCCATCAGCGCGGACCCTGCAGGATTCACCATTTAGGTGGGCAAGTCCTGATACTGCGGTACTCGCGGATTGCGTTTGGCTTTTGTTGGCGTCGGTATAGGTATCCGGGTCGGCTTTTTCCAGGTAGTACACGGTCGCGCTGTTGATGGTGCGCTTGACCGCAAACCAGACCTCGGTGCCCTCAACTGTGACCGCTTCTATTTCTCCGGTCGTTTGCCACTTGGTCCATCCGGCAACCTGTTGGGATCGTAGCGTGTTGAATACCGCCATCGTCCCATCGGAGTTGACCACATAAACATAATTCGCATCTTCTGTCGCTGTTCCGCGCCGTGCATCCATATCAACCGGCGTCGTGATGAGGTGTGACGCCAGGAGCGTCGCGCTGTTCGACGTGTACGCATCTTCCTCCCAAGAAAATAGAAACTCACGGACCGAGCTTTGGCCGTAGTCAAGGAACAATGTCGCCCCGTCAACATTGACGGGCGGTGTGGTACTGGAACCGAACCGGGTCTGGTTCTTAATCGCTATATTGCCCGGGGTAATCGGACTCGATGCAATATAAAACTCGCCGCCGGTCGTAAAGAGCTGCAGATGCCTGGCCGGCATTAAAGCAACAATGGCATTGATCTGATTGGTGTCCAGGGTGACGTCAAGCGCATCATCATCTGCACCAGTGCCGACGTCGAAATTAAAATAATCGGCAATCTGTGAACCCCATAAAGTCTGTGGCCGCTGCGCCGATCCCCCAAACCACAGGCGCTGCTGAAAAAAGGCCGCTGTCTTAGGCCAGCCTCGTGTTGCGCTCCATACGTCCTCGTCACCCGAGCCAAAATCGAACTGCGGAATGTTGGACAGGGTGATATTTGAAAGGGTCCAGCTGGTATGTGCGGCACCACGTACCAGTTTGGCTGGCTGGTGATCCTCATGCACGATAATCATCGTGTCTGCTGACTGCACAACATTAAGCTCTTTGCACTGCGCCAGGGTATAGGTCGTGGTTACGGTGGCTTGCAGAACCCCATCCATATATACCTTGATGGCGTTGTTCTGAAACGCCATGACATAGGTCTGCGCGACATTAAATGAAAACGTACACAGGACAGATTCAGCGCCCAGCGTGGCGTAATACGCCATGCCAGGACGTCGCTTAAAGCCACCCTGCGGCAACGCCAGGACATTGGTGCCGGTATCGGCGCCCTGGTAATACTGTTTTACATCAGTACGCGCTGCCAGGCGCGGATCGAGCACCCCCGCATTAAACGCTGTCTGCAGCGTTCTAAGACGTGGCACTACACTCTGGCCTCAACAAACGGTGAATCGACAATGCCGACCTGTGGCCGTGACTGCGAATCCGCATACCGGGCACGCTTTAACTGATTCTCAAACTTGAGCGTATATATCTCAGCCAGGGAACGGTTGCCGGTTACCGGAATGGCAAACTGTGCCGCTAGGTCATATTCCAGTGTCTTAGCAAAATACGCTGGCAGCCGGGATTCATCGGGTTTGAAAAGATAATCAAGTGCTACCTCATTGGAATCCGAATACAGTTTGTTTTCATAAATCTCGAATTCGATATTAGGGTATACCTTGATCCCCATTAGATAACCGGATGGCAGGCTGTAGGCATAGGTCCAATCATTAAGCGGCGTATCGGTCAGTTGGCTTAACTGACTTTTTGCCGACGCAAAACGCCAACGGTGCGCACTTAGCAGCGATTCAAATGTCGAACCGTATAGGTTCGATGCTGCCTCGGCGCCCGAGCCCCCTTCGGTAAACGACGAGATCGTGCCATGCCCGATCATCAGCAGGGCGTTAGAGCACATCGAAATGCTGGTCGCCATACTTAAATCCTAAAAAAGAAAAGGCAAGGGCCATATTTCAGACCCCTGCCCTTCTAGGTTGTGTTCCCCCACAACGAGGAACCTAATGAACCGAGTAGCGATTAGTCGCTGTCGGTTTCAGAGATTGCAGTGCCATCGGATATATCAACAACACTGGATGCGTTTGAAAGTACGCTGACGATATTAGTTGTCGGTGTGCTGGTATCGCACACCCAAATAATATCTCGCACCTGCAAAAGATCAGTCGCGTCGTTGAAATACCCCTCGGTATTTACAGTCGCAATCGCGTCGGTTGTTGAATAGACCCACATTCGGGGAGCTTTCCCACCAGGGCCGATCTGCTGTAAACCACTTAATGCGTATGCCATGATGATTACCCCTTATTGGTAGGAAACGGAAACAGAACCGTCGCCATCTCGTGATATCGAGCCCGCTTTCATTACGCCGTTGCAAAGCCAGGAGGTCTTTTGCGCGACGTAATTAATTTCGGTTTTGATATCAATGCCAACCGCAAGGCCGATTGCACTTTTGTGCCAGGCGAAACCTTCCCAAGTGCTTGAAGCATAGGGCAGGCCGCCTTCGTCGCGGGACTCGATGATGTGCCACTGAAAACCCATCCAGGTATTCAGCTCGCCGGACATAAGCGCCTTAACGCTGTTGTAGTCGGAGCTGGTGACCGTGGTGATGTTCAGCAGGTCCTCAAGGCCGCCAGCAGATACTGCAAAATGCCGGTCGCCCGAGGGCACACCTTTGTCGTTGAGATGCTTGGAGGCTTCGACCACCTTCGCCACAGTCATACCACCCGAACCGTGGGCAATAGTGCCCGCCGGACTCGACTCAGCAGCCAGGGCGTCGATAATCAACTGATCCACGCGACGGCCCAACGCACCCGCAATGGTCTGCGCTAGTTCGCGTTGCTCGTCAAAATTGACCTCGGCAGCATCGAAAATGTCGGTGTACTCCGGCGCGTTCCAGTTTCCGAGCGTGCAGGAGATAAGAGAGTGCGAAACGTCCATCGGCGTTACGTCCGCTTGGGTGGCCTTTTGGTTTGCCAGGCCCTTACCCATTTTGCGGAACTTGTAAATATCGCCGACTACGCCATTACGCACTGTAACGGTGTCGCGGAGGGACCCAGCAGTCTGAAACGCATGCTTCACGTCATCATCGAACTGAGTCACCGCAACCGGTGACAGATTAATGGACATAATATTTGATCCTTATCAATGTCTAAAAAATACCGGGCTTACGCCTGGCGCCTTTCGACATTCGGTTATCCGCAAAAGCAGGCCGACGTCTTGCGGCGTGCGTGCCGCATGATCCGGCTCTGTTTAGGGCTCGATAAGGACCGAGTTGTCCACAACAAGAGCAGACTGCAATATGTTATTTAGCGGGCTTGATAGCTCAAGTTGTCCACTGCTATAACGATTGCAGTAACTAGATACGAATTGTATCCATACTTATATGGCTATTTCAACTTTTAGGCGGCCGTGCCATACGCCTCCTGGTAAGCACGGTCTACCTGTTTCTTGTATTCGGGGTCCACGCTCATGCGCAGGTGCCCGGTTTCGGTCTTGGCGTAACGCATCTGGCGCAATTCTTCGGCCGTGGTATGCCCACTGGATTGCGTTACCTGGGGATCGCGGGCGAGCTTGGCCTCGCGTGTTCTGCCGATCATGGATTCCAGCAGCTCTACGCCGACCGCTGTGGATGCCACACCCTTAAATATCTCCCACTGGTCAGCGGATAGATTGCCCTGGCCCCAATCAGCGAGATCGGTCAGGCGTGATTTAGCGTTATCACCGAGAGCTGCGAGCTCATTCTGTCGGTTATTGCTAATCATTTCCTGCTCAGTCGAAAGATAACCGGAGACAAAGCGCTCAAACGATGCCTGGTCCATACCGGCTTCACGCGCTGATTGCTTAAACCACGCGATCATCGGGTTACTTTCCATGACGCCCGCATCCAGACCCTCGACCTGCGGCACCTGATAATCGTCCTCGGGGGCACCAGTAAACGAACCCATGCGCTTCTCCAACTCGGCATAGGCTTTGGCCTGGTCCTCGACGGTTTTGTATTTGTCCTGACGGAACCACTCGGGCACGTCGCGGGCGCCATCGACTTCAGCTGGTGCGCTCTCAACGGTATCAATCAGGGAATCGCCAGGCACTGCCTCGGCAGCAGCTGCCGGATGTTCGGTTTCGGTGGCTTGTACTTCCTGTTCGTCTGTCATGGGGGATACCTCACTGTTTCTCTGCGGTTTCAATCTGCGTCAGGATTTGACGCACCAGATCGGCACGTCCTTCGCGGATACCGGCCTCAAACTGTGTTGAGCCAGGCGTTACGGTGGGACGTAAAATGGTTATGGCAATGAGCCGGTCGAGCACGAACTGACCAGCTTCGGTACGAAAACACTCGTGAAAGCGTGAGGCAATTTCCCGGCCTTTGGCCGCGCTCTCTTTGGATTGCCCGGGCGAGTCAATATCCAGCGCCGCCCAGCCCTTGCGGGCCTTGACTTGTTCAATCATGCAGCAGGTTGCTGTGCCGCCTGTGCCGCCTGTGCCGCCTGTGCCATTTCCTCTCTTTCGACCTCAGTGCGTAGCAGGTCAGCTTCAATGCCGAGCTTTTTGCCAATGTATCCCGGCAAGTCCTCTAATTTAGTACCCAGGCCCAACACTTCGGGACCGAGCTGGCCGATAGTCTGTAAATACTGATTGACCGCCACCAGATCATCCTGGTCCTGTGCCCGAGCCAATGGGCTGGTGTGCTTGATAGTGACCTCTTTGCCATCGACCCGGATATCGGGAATTTTGCCGGCCCGTTTCAAGATTGACACAGCCCGCTTAATTACCTTCTCCACGAACTCAGTCTGCATCCGGCCAAAGGCGCTACCCGAATCCTGCACCAGCTCCTGATTCCGCATAGCCATTTCGGTGGCGCTGCGTACCGGCGAATCAATCTCGCCAAAGGGCTCGGCAAACAGTGCTTTATTAATGCGCTTGCGCAGGTCATCGAGCACCAGGGCACTGAACTGAATATCGCCGGAGCGGTCCAGCGGTCGCAGCGTCGGATTGGAATTGTCATTGCTACCGACCGGGATGATGGCGCCCGGGGTCAGCCGAATGTTGTAAGGGTTGATCACCCCATCATCGGCCGCGGTATAAACACCCGAGATTGCCAGCGCGGCGTTCTTGAGAACGTACTCGACCACCTTATTGGCGGTCTTGATATCCGGCAGCACCTGCATAATCCGGCCACGTCCCAGCGTTTCACCTGGCACCACATACTCACGAAACACGATCCACGGACTAACCTCATAATCCTGGCCGAATATATATTCTTTGCTGGCTTCTTCGAGGACGCACTGATGCCAATAACCACGTTTCGGCAGATAGACGGTGCCCTCGATTAAGCTGATTTTTTCGTCAGGTCGCTCGCTGGCCTTTTTCTTCATGCTCTCCGACATTTCAGCACCAGGCCATAGCCGGTCGATATGCCGGGCCGGTACTTTATGTTCACGCCATACGGTTTCGATGGTGCCCCACGGTCCAGCCTCGGGGTATATCTCAGCGAGCGGTGCGGCGTGAAACTCCAACGCCGAGCTAGTTCCTTCGGATTCTTCCAGCGACATAACCCCGGTCGATACCGCGAGGTCAAGGAATGACTCGTGTGCCTGGGTCGAGAAATTGCTGTGATTAATGTGATCAAAAATGATTTTAGTCACATCATCGAGGACCGGTTGAATCTTCTCGTGCTCGTCCTCGGGTATCTCAGAACCCGGCATCAGCATCGACCACTCACGCCACGGTGGAATCAGTGTGGCCTGCAGCCGGCTGGCAAACTTCTGTGTGCCGACCACGGCAGTCGAGTCATAGATATCTTCGTTCTTTTTCTGCCCACGCGAGAAACTGCTCATCGTGTTGCGCTGGGGCAGTGCGTATTCGTAGCACTCCCTCAAATGGGACTGCCAGGCGGATCGCTGTTTTTTAGCGGCCTGGAATCGTTTAACTAGGTCCTCGGTAGTTCCCAGCTCGCTGGGTTTGTTGTACTTCATCCTTATGTCGCAGTGCCGAGCGTTGTCGCCTTGGGTACGCCGAGCTCAGAACCCGACAACAACGACAGGCGCCCAAGTTTACGCGGGCTCTTGATCTTCTTTTTCTTATCCTCGGTCGCCTTGGTCAGTTCATCCAGCTGCGCTGCGCGGGCCGCATCGGCCGCCGCGATCTCCCCCTGTATCGCTTTAAGCTGCTCATCATATTTGGCTTGAATATCCGCCATGTATGCGGCTGCATCAAAGGCTGGTTCCGGGGCTTTTGAAACCACCGGGGGCGGTGCTGCCGTTGGCGTTGGCTGCGGCCTCGGCTGCGGCTTTGGTGCCGGCGCGGCTACAGACTCGGGTGTTGGGTTTTGCGGTTCGGGCTTGCTGTAATCAATCGGCTCGGGACGATTACCGGCCATCATCTCCGCGTCCAGTGCAGCGTTGTTGTTGAAATTACTCTGTCGGGCGGCGTTGGATAACCCCAAGGCGCGAGCTATTGCGCTGGGCGTTTCCTCCGCTGCGTTCTTCGCCCCCGGGCCTACGGACACACCGCCTCGGCCTACCGCTTGCGCGCCGATTGAGCCAAGACTCCTGCCGCCTCGTCCCTTCGGACCGGGACCGCTATCACCACCACCAGAATCACCCATATTAAATCCCTTGTTGTAAGTGTCGCCACAGTTGTCGCGGCGTCAGTACCCAGCAGGCGCGGATACCGAGCAGTGCCTTGATCTGCGATACACAGGTCCAAGGTCCAAATATCCACGGCACGCGGATACGTTCTGTATCCAGTTGAT